CTCAACGTTTTAATAGCTTTTGCAATCAATTCAGCTTCGTCCAAATTAAATACTCCTTTAGCTTGACAGTGGTTAGCTGATGAAACTAGCACAAGAACTGCATGCTCTGGAGTTAAATTTGCCAAGAACTTTTCGTAGTCTTCTTGGTTAGTGTAGCTGATTGAAGATAGTAAAGTTGCGATGGGTTGCTGTGCCTCCGCTTGAGGAGCCTCAACTTCGCCTTTATTAACTTCTGCTTGATTAGCGTTTTTCTTATTTGCCATGGTATTTGGATATTTTTATAGGTCTGCGAACAAATCGTCTAGATCATCAGACTTAGCTGGAGCAGATTTAACTGGTTCAACCTTTGCTGATGGAGCTGGGTCACTTGCAAAATCATCATCAAGATCAATTGACATTGCGCTTGATTTTGAAGCTGGAGTAGAACCGAATTCAATATCTTCTCCCATTGGGGCTTGAGAACGATTTACTGGTTTTGAGTTGGTGAAGTGCTTCTTCATTCTCTCATCCTTTGTGTTCGCAACAAGATTCTCAATGATTTGTTTGTAAGGAACGATTGCTTTAATGTATTCTGCAACCTTTTCGTACTCATTGTCAGTCCATTCTTTTAAGAAATACTGACTCATGTCCGGTGAATTCTTTTTGAAGTACTCGCTAGTGAACTGCATTACTTTAGGATCAGTAGAAACTGGGATTTCTTTACCTCCGTGAGTAATGATCAATGGGCTAACTTCATTCATGAAGGATTGATTTTTTGAGTTGTTACCAATTCTGATTCTGGATTGATTTCTTGCTGAATCAAGTTGTCAATTGTGTAACCGTAAGAGTACACCTTGATTTGTCCTTCTAAGTTAGGGAACTGAGGATCTTTCTTGATGTAAACACAAGAATAATAGTTGTAATAGCGATTGAAGTACTTTTGGATTTCCTCAACGATTTGAGGCTCCTCATTTTTCAAACGTTTTAACTCTAGGTCCAAAGTCCAAAGAATTGATGAAGCTCCCGTAGTTGAAGGGCAATCTACATACAACTTCTCATTGGTTAGAGGGTTGATAAGTTTAGCAGCATACTTTTTGTAGCGGCTTTTAGACGGATCCGTTACCCATGGGATAAAACGAATTACCGATTTGTAAATACCGTTCTGACCTTGGTCTGGACCGGGATTGTACATGTTCTCGTCGACTTTACGAGCAGCGGATGATGATTTTCCTGAGAAATCATCGAGATTGAGATTGAATAGATCTTCCATGTTCAAAATGATTTTAATTTATAAAATTGTACTAAAAAACCGTAAGTAGTTTCAAAAAATAAGGGCGAGTTTTTTAGACCCGCCCTTAAATGTGAACTTTTTATTAAGAGATTAAGCTTTAGGCTCGCTCGTCTTTGCTTCTTGAACGTGAGTTCTGCCGGCTTGACAAACTGCTTTGATGTCTTGTAAAAGTTTACGAGTTCTAGTTCCAGCAGACTTGTTACCTTTTTCGTAGAACTTCACAGTTTCGTTTTCAAGTTGAGAAACTGCTTCTTTTAATTCAGTTAACCATTGTGGTGTCATAATTTCAAAGATTTTTTGTATCTTATATAGTAAAATTTCACCCGGTTTTAAATATTAATAAACTTTGTTGGAAAATTTAGCTTCTGGGTAAACTTGTTTTGCAAATTGTATCCAAGTTTTAATGACTTTGTTGAATTCTGTGTCATTTATTAATCCTGATCTAAGAAATGGATTTAGATAGATTTCAAATTCTTGATCAATTGGAATTCTCTTTCTGACTGCCGCTGCGTGCATTCCAGCAACCATTGCTGGAATTTCATCAGACAATAAGAAGTACTTGTAGGAAGTTTCAGCCTTTGACCTAACTTTGTTTGGGGTTTTTATCATGTGGCCTGCACGGCGATTGATTCCGGTCTGAAGCAGATGTTCGATCTCGTGCCTAATGTACTCAACTAATTTATGGTTTAATACTTCATAGCTTAGAGGTTCTGCGTCAGGGCTAATGTAAAGAATAAGCTCTAATTCAGGATCCTCATATTCTGATGAATTCGGAATGTATGCATTTGCGTCTAGCGCAAAACCGTTGTCTTCAAAATTTAAGACTTCCCATGGAAGAGTTTTAAAATGAGCAGATCTTCTAGGATTGAATTGAATTACTCGCTTAACTATAAAATTTAAACTAAACTCCAATGGATCAGAATAGGTCAACTCTTTGTGAATTGCTTTTCCTGGTTTGGTGCCAGCTGTGCTTTTCACGATTGAAAATAAATCATGAGCAATAACTAAAGCAAGGGAATCGAACTTTGATTCGTATATGAAGTTTTTAAAACGTTTTATCATTTATATGTTACAAAAATTAGGTCAAGCTTAGAAGTTGATGGAATTAATTTAGTGTCGTAATCAACATCAACATCGCCTCGATCTTTACCTAGTTTATTTGAAGTAGCGGCGGTCTTTAATTTGTCAAACAGAGTTTTTTCAATCGGTTTTTTACCGCCGACCGCTTGAGATAGATCGTCTTTATTTGCATCTAGCTTAGAGTCAGTTATCCATTTGTCAAGGTCAGCTTGATTTATTTCATATTCCTTATATCTCTTGACTCCACCGCCTTCTGCGTATTTAGAGTGCCATGGTTTATCAGCATCTAAGAACACAACTTTGAATACTGACGTGCCAGAGGTTGGAGCTGGGGCATTTGGGTCAGGAGGTAGAGTAGCTCCAGCTAATGGGTCGGCCATCGGCGGTATGCCTAGATCCGGCATTGGTGGAGGAGCTGATGCTGAAGGGTCAGCGGCTGGAGGAGCGGGTTCAGCAGCTGGCTCAGCAGCTGGCGCTGGCTCGTCCGCTTCCAACAATAACTTAAATTTGTCAAATGATAGTATTTCCATGATAGTATTATTTATAAACCAAAAATGGGGACGCAAGGCCCCCATTTGATTGAATTGTAGTTAAAATTATGATCCGCAGGCCATGCATTCATCCTTATTGTCAAGCGAACATACTATATCATTTGAATTTTGTAAAGTATCGTCTTGGGTGATCTGAATGACGGGTTGCGATTTAGCGGAAGAGTCTACTCCTAGTCCAGCAATAGCTGAAGTAGCCGCTTCTGTTCTTAGATAGTACATGCCAGTTTTAAGACCTCTTTTCCATGAGTGAAAATGGGCAGATGTTAGCTTGGCTGTATTAACGTCCCTAAAGAATAGATTGAGTGACTGAGACTGGCAAATGAATTTACCGCGGTCTGCTGACATGTCAATGATCGTTTTTTGAGAGATTTCCCAAACCGTTTTATAGATCAATTTTAGTTCGTCTGGGATATTCGGGATGTTTTGAACTGATCCTTTTTCCATGATGATTCGGTTTCTCATTGAGTCAGACCAAAGTCCAAGTTCAGCAAGATCTCTAACCAGGTGTTTATTGACTGTGATGAATTCTCCAGCTAAAGTTCTACGAGTTCCAATGTTAGACGTGAAAGGTTCAAAAGCTTCGTTATTTCCCATGATTTGAGCAGTTGATGCGGTTGGCATCGGAGCGAGTAATAGAGAATTTCTAGAACCGTACTTCATTAATTTCTTGCGCAAAGATGCCCAATTCCATCTGCCTGACAACTGCTCATCAGTAAAGCCCCACAAATTAAATTGAAATTGTCCGGAGCTCAAAGGTGAACCCTCATAAGAAGAGTAGGCTCCATCCTTTTTAGCTAGGTCAATTGAGGCTTCCATTGCAGCATAGTAAATGGTTTCATGGATTTCCTCATTTAATTTCTTAGACTCTTCATTACCAAACTCCAATCCCATCAAAGCAAAAGTATCAGCCAATCCTTGAACTCCGATTCCGATAGGTCGATGTTTTAGATTAGAGTTTTTGGTCTCTGGAGTTGGATAAAAATTGACATCAATTACTTTGTTCAAGTTAAGAGTCGTTTGATAAGCTACTTCATATAGAGCTTCATGATTGTATTCAGCACTCGGTTTTCTTAACTTACCTGTCTTCTTTCCCAAAACAACAAATTGATTTACTGGAATTGAAGCTAGATTACATACTGCTTGCTCATCCTTCGATGTGTACTCAATAATCTCAGTGCACAGATTAGAAGATTTAATTGTGCCCAAGTTCTTTTGGTTTGATTTACGATTTGCCGAATCCTTGAAAAGAATGTACGGTGTGCCAGTTTCGATTTGTGCCTCTAGAATTTTTTGCCAAAGTACTCTGGCTTTAAGGGTTCTACGGCCTTTACCTTCAGCTTCTAAACGTAGATAGTTTTTCTCAAACTCTTCTCCATACATTTCCCAAAGTTCACAATCAATTTCAGCTGGACAGAAAGTCGTCCAATCTCCATCCTCTTCAACGCGTTTCATGAATAGATCAGGAGTCCACATTGCTAAGAAAAGATCTCTTGCTCTACGCTCTTCCTTACCATGATTTTTTCTAAGTTCAAGAAAATCTTCAACATCATCGTGCCAAGGTTCTAAATACACTGCAAAAGAGCCCTTACGCTTTCCTCCGCCCTGATCGACGTATCTAGCAGTTTCATTGTAGACTTTTAACATCGGAACGATTCCGTTTGATGTACCGTTTGTGCCTTTAATATATGAACCGGTGGCTCTAATATTTGAAATGGCAATACCGATTCCTCCAGCATTTTGAGAAATAGCGGCAACATCAGAAAGAGTTTTGTAAATTCCGGAAATAGAATCCTCATTCATCATTAATAGAAAACAAGAAGAAAGTTGAGGTCTTCTAGTCCCAGCATTGAATAGAGTTGGCGTTGCATGGGTCATTTGGTGAGTTGAAAGCAGTTCATACGTTTTAAGAACATTTTGAATGTCCATTCCCCAAATACCTACTGCAACTCTCATGTAAAGATGCTGAGGAGTTTCTGCAGGTTGACCGTGAGTTTTTAACAGGTAACTTTTTTCAAGAGTTTTAAACCCAAAATAATCAAAATTAAGATCTCTATCGTGAATGATTGCTTCGTTCAAAGTGTTCTTGTATTTTTGAACAGCTTCATACGTTTCATCCGAAATAATGCATGCATTCTTACCGGTCTTAGGATCTATATAGTTGTATAAGTGATCAATTGTGTCACTAAAAGATTTGTGAGTAGTCTTATGTAAACGAGTTATTGCAATTCTAGCTGCAAGGATTGAATAGTCTGGATGGATGTAGGTCAAAGCAGCAGCAGTCTCTGCAGCTAATAGGTCGAGCTGTTGAGTGCTTATTCCATCGTAAATTCCTGAAACTACTTTGGTTGCAACCTCTAGGGCATCAACGTAGTCGGTGTTTAATCCGTATGTTTGTTTTTTGATTCGGTTCGTGATTTTATCAAGCTTTAGCGTCTCACTATGGCCATCTCTTTTTATTACCTTCATTTGTTTAGTTTTTGCTGTTTTTTAAAAATCTGCGTCTAATGAAAATCCCGCGTCTCCTCCAGATTTAACTCCAGCTTTTTGGTATTCGCCTACTCTTTTTTCAAAGAAGTTAGTTTTACCGTTTAGCGCAATGTTAACCATGAAATCGAAAGGGTTCGTTGAATTAAAAACTTTTGCGCAACCTAAGTCGGATAGAAGTCTATCGCTAACAAATTCCAAGTATTGTTTCATTAAGTCAGAATTCATGCCTATTAATTTAACAGGAAGAGCCTCTGTGATGAATTCTTTTTCGATTTCCAGGGCTGACAATATAATTTCTTTTATTCTTTCTTCTGAAACCTTGTTAACTATGTGATTGTTATGTAGGTGAACTGCAAAGTCTGTGTGAGAGCCTTCATCTCTTGAAATAAGTTCATTAGAAAAACTTAATCCTGGCATGAGACCTCTTTTCTTAAGCCAAAAAATAGAACAGAATGAACCTGAAAAGAATATACCTTCAACCGCCGCAAATGCGACTAGTCTCTCTTGAAATGTAGAGTTCTTGATCCATCTAAGGGCCCACTCGGCCTTCTTTGCAACAGCTGGGATGGTGTCAATTGCTCTAAATAGATGCATTTTTTCTTCTGGGTCGGTGATGTACGTGTCAATTAGAAGAGAATAGGTCTCAGAATGGATATTTTCCATCATGATCTGAAATCCATAAAAGAATTTTGCTTCTGGGTACTGGACTTCCTTAACGAAGTTCTCAGCCAGATTCTCATTAACGATTCCGTCGCTAGCAGCAAAAAATGCCAATACGTGTTTAACGAAATGACGCTCGTCATCGTTTAATCGAGATCTCCAGTCAACTAAGTCGGCAGCTAGATCAATTTCTTCAGCTGTCCAGAATGAAGCTTCTGATTTCTTGTAAAATTCCCACAAGTCATGGTGCTGAATTGGGAAGACAACAAATCGATTTGGATTCTCTTGTAAAATAGGTTCCATCATGTTCTTTATTATTATAGATTAAGTGTAAATGTGATGTAAAGTTCGAATTATGGTGTCGTGTGCTTGGTTAACAGAAACTACGTGGTTTAAATGGTATTTTATTATTCGACCTTTGCATCTTGATTATTTATTCGAATATAAAATACCACTCTTTGTGGTTCTTGGATTAAATAAAGTCAAACTTCAACTGTTTCCTGATTGTATCGACTCGGTGAACTTTAATTTGACCTTCGTCGTTAATTTTAGTTCTACCCTTTAAGTGGTTCACATCCGTGTGAAATACTCGATCGGAATCAGGCATTTGAATCTCTAAATTAAAATTTTGTTTGTTTAGAGTAAAATTTAAGGTTGTGCCTTCAATTGAATCTTTTAGATTTTGCCAGATGATTTGATCTTCTCCAATTTTTTCAGGAGAATCTGTCAAAATTATCCTAGGCTCACCTTTCTTGAGAACGATGTCCTTGATGTAAAAGTCTATCTGATCACCAGATTTATAGTTTCGGCTAACTTCCTCATAGTTAGGGAATTCTGTCTTATGTAATAGTCCTGTGAAATAGTTTTGGAACTCAACGAACATTCCAAAATCATAAGGTTTGTTAGTTAGAATACCTGTATATTTCTCTCCGAATCGGAGTTCATGAACTCTTTGAGGTAGGGTCTGCTTGATGTACTTTTTGTAAGAAACGATAAATAAATCATTTGTTGAATCGTAATTCTCAATCATTACAGGAATTTCCTTATTCAAGTACTCGTTAAAGTCTCTGATTACGTTAGCAGCTGCATGTGATCCAGGTAAGAAACACTTGACTGTGCCTTTGTAAAGAGCAAGGTAT